CGAAGGCTACATCCAGGTGCTCGATGACGTCCCACATGGTCAAAATGGAAGGTACGAAGTTCCATCTCCATACGCTGTACCCACTGTATGGGTTGGGGTCGTAGCCCACACAGTCGAAGCCGTCAGGGGCAGCTCTAATAAATGCCCCATCGCCACATCCAAGATCGAACAATTTGCCGCCATTTTGGGCGTATTTCCGCACCAGCCGCCACCTGCAGGCGTTTATGAGGCGGCCCTTTTCAGAAGCCGCCTCCATCTTGTACTCGTCGATATACTCTTTGGTGAATTGCTGCTCCCTATGAAGCATCTGTTTTCCTTTAAGCATCAGTCTTCTGGTTAGCTGGCTTCCGTGGTCGGGAACTCTCTCGCCTTTCTGTCGATGGAGTCTGACTCCTTATTACCCATACAGTAGCAACTTCCAGGGTCCAGCATGTACCCAAGGGCACCACCACCGAAGAAGTTATCCCTCAGAAGGCCCGTGGCCGCCGCAGTAAACCGGATGCCCTGTGCCGAGGCATACATATACAGGAAGTTGTTTTCCTTGACCAGGCACATAGTGTGAACCCCACTGCTGTAGATGGCCCCGGAGGTCCACGAGTTACCCGCCGACATTCCATTGAACAGATTACCGATTATCTTGGTTCGGCTGCACGTTTTCGGGATGTGGAGTGCAGTGGCAGGGCCGGACGCCGTCACGTGAAACTCGTTGTTGATGAGTGCGAAATCGTCGACAGTACCGACACCGGCAGTCACGTTCATGCTTATGGTGTTGGTGTCGTAAGCCCCGCACAGAAAGTAGCAGTTCTCCACGGTCACGCGATCTCCACCCACATATATACGCCCGGAAACAGCTGCTGTGGAAGCGGCAAAATACAGATTGCTGATGACTACGTCCGATGCCAGAACAGTGATGGCATATATAGATGCCGCGCCCAGCGTGAACTTGGGGCGCATGGCGCCATCCCCCAAACCGATAATGCGGACTTTATCAGACACAGTGATGGTGGCAGTGAGGGTTTCGCTGTGCCCAGCCCGGATGGCGATGGTATCGCCATCGGCCACACGCGAATCGGCTACGGCGGCAGACAGGGTCAGAAACGGGTTTTGATAGCTTCCCTTCACCCCGGACGTTCTCACCGCGCCGCTGTAAACCCACCACACGTTACCACTGTAAGCGTTAAGCACGGGCATGTTGCGGATTGCAACTCCCCCGCTGAACCCGTTTGGATAATGAGCCATAGGCATGATGTTTTGCTCCTGTGTACCCCATAGGTGGGGTCCATAAGGTTAATGGAACTTGTCACAGTTCGCAGGGGAGGACTTGAAACTCAAGGCCTCCCTGTTGAAGTGTTATCAACCACCAGCCGAGCCGTACACGGCCCGCTTGTCCGTGCAACCCATCGAGTATCTCTCCTCGGCCTTGAACAGAGCGTTTGATGTCGGGAAGTCGTCGTCGATGTCGAACGTGAGCGGCTCGCGCTGGAAGCACTTGAACCCGTCAGGACAATCCGTCTTTATAAACCACGCATCGGCGTCATCAAGGAAATGATTGACCGCGTACCCTTGAGGGAACGCCTTCATGGTGGCGATGGCATTGATGTCGCGATCGGCGGTACCGGGGCGGGCGTCAATATTCTTGAGCAGCCGGACAGCATCGAATTCAAGAGAGTGAGGGATGATGAGCTTCTGGGCGGTAATACGGATCTTCAGCCCGCGCTCGTTTACGAAATTGCCGATGTCAATGAGGGCCTGCTCCAGGGCCGCCTCATTCAAATCGCTGTCGGTGGACGGTCGGTTGGACCAGGATATCCCTGCTTTGGTGAGATGGGAAGTCGAGCATAAGGTGGCCGCATCTTCCCCTACATAGCTGGAATTGAAGGCACGGTTCAGCACGTTGGCCCCTACAACCTCCTTGCCCTGGCGCATAGAGAAGGACAGGGCGGTTGCCTGCCGCAACCCGACCTGATTGTACAGATTGTCACGGTAGCATTCCTTGGTGATGATGAACCCCAAGGCAAACACGGCGTGGTTATACCGCACCAGCCACCCCTGGCTCATCTCATCATATGTGATGGATCCGCCTTCGGTTTTGAGCTGAGGCAGCCCGAACCCGGTAATGCCGAGTTCTTCCTCGAATGCCCTGGAACTCTTTACCGTCTCGTATATGGCTGGCCATTCAGGGGTATACTCGTTATACCGCACGTTGAAAATGGTGTTGAGGCCAGGAAAAAGCAGCCTGGCGAATGCCGAAGAAGTAATAACACCCATGTAGGTTCCTCCATGGGCGGCATCCTGTGGTGTGTGGGTAGACGCTGGTGGATGGTTGTTTTGGGATTACGCGACGCCCGTGTAGTCGGTGCGGAATGCGTGGAGATTGGCAATCACCCACCATTTGGCGTAGGTGCCGAGCGAATTGTCCACACCAGGGGCCAGGCGCAGAACCCTCCAGCTACGAGTGTTGGTGGCGCCACCCGCAGTGGAGCTGTCGAGGGTGAAAGTGGAGAGACCGGTTGAAGTATTGCAGTCACCTGCCACCATCTCTACTGTGCTGCCCACATCCCCAACCTCCATGTCCTCGGAATCGTTGTCTTCCTGGATCTCGAAGATAACGAAAGGGTCATCGACTACAGCAACCAGATAGGACGTGGATGCCGCGCCGTAGGACAGGGTAAGATTGGAGGGGTTGTAAAGAACAGCCGGGTCGTAAGCCTGGATGTTGGTGGGGAGAGTACCAAACCCAACCGCCACACCGAGAATAACGTCGGTGGCGGCAGCCCTCACCACGGACGGAAACCGCCCGCTGGCATCTGCACTCCCCGACAACTTCACCGGGTCGCCAACGCCGATCCTGACCGAATCGCTGGAATCGTGATAATAAAGGTTCACCTGGCCATTCCAGGGAGTGCCGTTGAGGTAACGCTTGGGGACAAACCCCCTGATGCATGAAGTGTTAGCCATGAGATATAGCCTCCGTATTGTGGGCCGGGATTACGCCGGCCTGGTTTCTTCCACTTGGTCATTGATGTTGACTTTACCGTAACGCCCTACAGCGTTGACTGCAGATTTCCTCATAGCCGCTTCCGACTCGTCTACCCGGCGATCTTTGGCCGCCATATCTTCCTTGCGATACTCAATGGGCTGCTCCATGAGATACGCCATAACTCCTCCACCTACGTGCTTTGAAACACGGGAGGACATCTTGGTGGGGTCTGATGCGCCTTGTTGCTGACTGCCTGTTTCGTTGCCGTACACAAACTCGTAGCCCGCATCGAGGAACCGCTGGATGCGGTCGCCGACATCGTTGACAACTCGGCGATAGTATCCCTCGCGCTGGGAGAATTTCAAGCGGTCGCCCTGGCCCACAGGTATTCGGCGTGGGCGGGAAGCTCGTGAAAGAGCAGGTTGCTGATGAGTTGACGGTTGGCCTTTGGGCTCCGTGATATCGCCCACTTCGGGCTCACCCAACGGCCTGCGCTCTGGCCGATCTTGTCTGGTGCCGGTTCTGTCTGGTGTAGCCATAACGTAAAGTCTCCTGCTGTCTACTTCAATTCGCCGATTTGTATCCACTGGTCAATGATCTCTTTGCCATTCAGGCCCAAATCATTAACCCATGAGTCGTAAACTTTCTTGTGTTCCTCGTCCAGATCGTTTCGAGTAAATGTGCGATGACGAGTGGACTGAGTCGGGCGAGTGGGCTCAACCGACCCTGCCGGAGGAGCTGGGCGGGAAGAGGCCTTGGATTTCTTACCAAATTTCTCGGGGAACTTCTCCTCGACCTCCCTGGCGATTTCGTCCAATACCTCCCGATATTCGGCATCATCCTCGATGCTGCTTACGCGGTAGAGCTTGCCGCGTTTGTTGGCAAATGCCGTCAATTCCTTGTCATTGCCATACCACTCGTTGTCGTCCATCCATTCGTGGAGGGGGGTGTTGCGATCATAATGATTGGACTCGACCTGCCCGGCCACCTTGGATTTGGCCTCTTTCAAGTCGTCGATTTGGGCATCCAGCTCATCCACCTTCTCCGGATCGTTGTCGGCAATGGCGTTGCGGCGTTCCTGCTTGAGGGAGGCAATCTTGGCGTCGAATTCACGCTGTTGGGACTCAGCCACCTTTTGATAGTGCGATTTCAGAGTGTCCACTGATGCCTTGATAGAATCCAGCTTGCGATTCTGGTCACGGATGGTGCGGGCCTGGCTGGTCTGGATATCGCGGGTGCGCAGAATGTAAGTCTCAGCGTCGACCCACTGCTCCCCCAGCGCTTCCTTATCGGGGTTCCACCCCATCTTCATGGCCAGGGATTCAATACCGGTCGGTTCCGACGGAGTGGACTCCGACGCGGGTGTAGCGGATGAGGGTTGGTTTTGTGCGCCTGCTTCTGTGCTCATAAAATCTACCTTTCTACGTTTGTGTCTGTCATCTCACCACCCCTTTAATGTCCTCGTCGTTCATGAGCACACAATCCGGCTCACCGGCCATCTCGGGGTCAACTGCAATTCCACTGTAACGCGGGAATACTACTTCATCTCCGACAGCCGCCCACGGGGTGCCATCCCCGAAGGCCAGCCACGCCTGGGGGCCTATCGCAACGAGCGTGCCGCTGGTCGCTGCTTTTTGCTGCACTTCGCGGGCGGTATCAGGCAGGAACAGCCCGCCTCGCGTCCTCTCCTCCACCCTGCTCAATCTCACCAATACTAAATGGCCTGTAGGCTGTACCATAGAAGTTACTCCTCTTGTGTGGGTTGTTGAAGATAGTCCGGGGGTGCCAGTGCCTCCCGCAGACCCTTGATGTAGCCGACATTGGTTGCCGTACTGATCGCAGTCGAATCTATACTGTCTCCGTTTATAGTGCCTCCGTTGCCCATGAACTCATGAAGTCGGGCAATATCGCCTTGGCGCGCGACGTTGATCTCTCGCGTGACCGGGTTGTTCAGCCACGCCTTATAGTCTTCCCACGAAATTCTCATTGCTCAGTCCTCTGCTTTTTTGGTCTACTTCCAACTTCCTTTCTTCCAGCGCTCTGTCTTCTTCTTTATGGCGGGACTCTGAATTCGCCATCAGGATGTCGAGTTGCTGGCGCTCACGATCAAGCTCATACTTCAGGGAGTCAATTTCGCGCTTAAGCTGAAGAGTGAGCGCTCTCTCGTCAACCAGGTTGGCATCGCTGCGGGTCTTGTCGGCCTTGACGGCTTCAACCTGCTCTTTAAGCTGCAGCTCTCTATCTTTAAGTGCAAGTTCGGTCTGCCTGATGTTGGCTTTGATCTGCTCTATCTGCACTCTTGGGTCGACTTTGGGCTCAGGGGCGGTAAGAAGGGATGGAATATCGGGCACATTCAAGGCCTGCAGGAATCGCTTGTTGATCTCCATGTCGTTCAGACCTTGACCCAACATCTCCCTCAATGCCTGGGCCTTCATGATTTTCTGCATGTCATTGAGGTCTGCCACATCAGACACTGGAACGACATCCAAATCGTCGTCATAGAAATCATCTACAGTGGCCTCGGCATCGTCCAGGACTTTGCGATACTCCTCGTCGGTCACAAACAGACGATTCAGACGCTTCAGCTTCTGTAATTCCCGCTTGAGGGACTTGTGAATGCGGAGGTAGATGCTGGAATAAACTTTCAGGCCCTGCTCGATGAGAGCGAGAGTAGTTGTGGCCGGGACATTGGCTCGCGGTTGATTGCCGGACAGCACTTCAGCGTTCGATGCCAGCTCCTTGGCGGCTGTCACCATAAACTCAAGGAGCTGAAACAGCACAGGGGACGGAGGGTGGGCTGGCAGAGGGAAGACGTTTTTGCGCAGATCCTCGCCGGTGTTGGCTACCGCTTTCCATTCCCCACTCTTAAATCTGACAGTTTTCATACCATCCGGCATACGGATCCCGCTGCCAAGGAACCCACACTGTCTATTCTGCTGTGTACCGGCGTCCAGGAGCTGATTAATAGTGGTGTTGACAGTCTTGTTGATAGGTCCGAGAAGACTGCCGAATCCCATGCCGTAAAACCCACCGTCGAATGCCGGGAAGAAAATATAACGGGTGAAATACTGGACCGGCTTGATGCGGACAATTTCCTGCTTCTCGTTGAATTGAACGCCGTCAATATCGTAGTTGGCTATAATGCGAACCACCTGGCGAGTATCGTAGTGAACAGTGATTACGTAGGGTTCACGGTAGCCGTCATCGTCGAGATCTTCCCATCGGTGTTGTTCGAGGAAGAGATGCGGCATCTCATAGTCCCTGGAGTCCTGGTGCTGCTTGATGATTTCCGGTTTGGGCACGGGAGGCCCCAGCTCCACATCGAGGAACCTGCCCCCGCGCACTCTCTCCACTATCTCGTTGGGGTAGAGGGCAACGTGCTGAGTAATGCGTGGAGTGGATTCGATGGATTTAGCAAAATAATTGACTACCAAATCTTCGCACGGGACCAGCTCACTCACATTGACATCATCCACAAGATTGCGGTAGGTCTTGCGAAACGCACACCCTACCACGGGCAGCATGGTCAGCATCCGGTCGGTATCCTCATCCCACCCTTCCATTTGCTCGGTGAGCTGCCAACTCATGAACGCCGCCATGCGGTCGGCGCGTCTCTGCTTACTGCCGTCCGGGTCGGCCCCGACCTTTTTACCTTTGACGACATCCGCGCCGGGGATGATGTTGGGGTAGGATCGTGCGGCGAATTGCAAGGCCGCCATGGCCAAGGTGGGGTATTTGACGTTGGCGACTATCCCATCACCGTAAGTTCTGGACTTTCCAATCAACCTGGCAAGCTCGATATACTCTCTGTTGTTGTCCAGCCACTCCTGCCGACTGCTGCAGTCAATAAGGTATTCCTCCACAACGCGGTTGCCTATCTCCTGCAGCTTCCGGCCGTCAATCTTTTCGGCCACATTTACCATGGAGGCAAAAGCGGAGAGCTGGTCCCGGTACGAGGCGTATTCCATCTCCTGGAGGCGGAGGGCCTCTTCTTCGGGGGAGCGTGGAGTTTCGGCCATCTCGGGAGGAAGCCCGGACTGAATATTTGTGCTGATAGTTGTGCCGCCCGCCATCCCTCCCGCGACATCCGCCGGCATTTGCGGCGCAAACCTTGGGTAGGCGTTCGGCTGGAGGGATTGGGTGTTCATGGGAAGATCTGCCATGGGTCAGTACCCTGTAGTAAGGTCTATAGTGTCTTCGGTGTAGGTGTCGTAATCGTCGCCTTCAAATGGTGTATACAATTCGAGGACGGCGATGGCATAGCCTAAAGCCGCCACTGCCGGGTGGGTATGGCAAGTGGCTGTTGAGCGGTCGTCGGGAGAGACATTGAGGTGTTTGGCCGTATCTGACGCGCCCAAATGAAGTGATTTGGACGTTGGGCTCAAGCGGCGAATTATCATGTCGGCATACAGCTCAAGCTTGCCAGAATCGGAATAGGGGGCCTGGATGAAGTTAATAGCAGAGAGACCCTTCTGTACGGCCGATGAGTTGAACATGAAGAGGTGGATAAGGTTAGCGGACTCTGAGCGACCGTAAAAGGCCTGAGTGCGGTAGAGGGCCTGAAGTTCGCCTATGGATTGCAGCAGAGAAGGTTTGCTGATGGAGAAAGCATCGGCCAATACGTGGCAGTGTCGTTCGCTGCCGCCTTTACGCGGGATACGCTCCTCACCTACCACAACCGCGAATCCAGGCTTGTCGGAGGGCCAGGCCATGCCGCCTATTACTCGGCCAAGATCAAGTTGGAGTGCGTCGTCTGGTGTTATGATGATGCCCATATCAGCCCGCTTTATGTCATATCGCAATCGGCAAAGATATTGTTGGCCCCATATGCCCGAGCCAGCCCCTCATACGTGAAAGCGTGGCGATAGTGGTCATCGTGATGGAGCTTGACGTAGACATATCGCTTGCTTCCTGTTTCCTCGTCCTCGTCCAGGCGCTTGGCCACATTGCACATCTGCCTGGCAAACTTCTCCGTTTCCGCACACCTCTTCGGCAGCACTACCTGCCGGGCCGCGATTTCAGTATGGCTGGCGTCCAGCGATTCGGTCCGATTTCGGCTCACTCTCATGGTCTGCTCATTCCACATTGCCGGGCCTCGGCGATGCTCGTCGTAAAAGTGCAGCCATACCCTGCCTGGAAAGCGCGAGGCGAACGCCTGCGCTGCTCTCATCTCGGGCTGACCATCGACAACACAGCAGCTCACATGGAATCTACGCATCAGATCATCAAGCTCGTGCCAATCATGGTATTCGGCAATGTGCAGCACCTTGCCCGCTATACCCCACTGCCGCTTTCCTATGACCACGTGCAGCCCTTTGCCCTGATCCACCCCCATGGAGCACGGCCCAGGGTCAGCCTGCGCTATCCCGTCATTTCCGCAGCAATCGAACACCTGCTCCATGGCCAACCGGTTTTGGGCCTCTATATACGGCATACCTATCTTGCTGTTGTAGGTTTCAGCCAGAGACCGCTTTGGGTCTTGGAAGGCGTCGAGAATAGTTTCGGGGTGGACATATTTTGAGTTGAGCTGACTCACCCACCACCCAACCAAGTCTTTAGATCTGGATGGGTAACTGATAACCCAGCGCCTCTCGTCGTCCGGGCGAAACTCTCTGCCGCAGGCCGGGCAGACTTTGGCCACACGCCCATCATCCAACTCTACCAGAACGCGCTGCCTCTCCCAGCCGTTTTCCTCAAACTCTCTTTCAAGGCATGTTTCGACATTGCAGGCCCCACATCGGATGAACCAGAGCCTCTGATCGGACTTCAGCCAGCGCGCGTCTATGCCGTATTCGGGGATAGTGGGGGTCCCGATGAAGTCGAGTTCGCGGACATTGCTGTGGCTGATACGCTCAAGGGCCAAATCGATCATGGACGGTTCCATCTCGTCCACTTCATCGAACACAATACGGTCGACCGGGATCGACTTAAGTTGGCTGGACGTCTTCTTAAACCCGCCAATGGTACGGGTTGACTTAGCCCCCCTGAAATACAGCACTCCCTTTCCTATCCGCTTGATGTTGGCGGCATCGGTATCTTTGACGAATCGGCTGATTTTTGGGTTGTCGCCTATGAGGGGTTGGAAGCGCCCTTTGCTGAAGTCTATTACGTCATCTCGTGTCGGAAAAAGATAGAGCACGCCTTGCGGATAGCGGCCATAAATCAACCCGTGTATGGATTTCAGCATCTTGATGGAGGTCCAGCCTATCTGGGCACCTTTGCGCGAGCACTGCTGGGCCGCATCCTCTTGTAAGGGGTCGAGCTGGTATTCGTGATGCAGGAATGAAAATGGCCTGCCGTCCAGCATTATCTTATTCGTGTAAGCCCAATGAGCACAATTCAACGCCATTTGTGCCTGGATGAGGCGTTCTTCTCGTGTCATGGCGAATTACTCATTGTCAGTCGAGATGCCGATCTTCTGCCGCATGGTGGCCGCGGTGAATTTGCGCAGCGCCGACTTTTCCTCATCCGTCAAACCCTCAAGCGGGTCGATTTCCCAAATGTTCACATTGGTCTCCTCGGGTTCCTTCTTCAAGACGTAGGGGAAGGCCGCCGCCGTCTGAGAGAGTGGCATGTCCTTGAGGGATTCATTGTACATCTGGGCCAGGAAATTGATGCCGGACAGCGTGCGATACACGTTTTTGCAGATATTGCGCGCCTTGGTCAGAGGCATATCATTGGTAGGTGGGAGGATGCCGGATGTAATGAGGATAGCCTGGCATTCCTCGACAGACGTGGCCTTGTCCAGCCTCGCTTTGTTGTCTATAGCCGAAATAATGAAGTGTTCCTGTTTGGTGCTCATGGCGTTGGACCCTTTGGTCTTGCTATTTGGTGATGGGAAGGTTTGTGAAGAAGGTGCGCAAAATCATGACGGCAAGGCCCAGGCCGGACATTACACGGCTGAGCCACGCTTCTGGGATCACGCCACCCAAGTAGTCCTTGAAGACCGGGTCGCTGTATAGCCCAAGCACCATCATGAAGGCGCCTATCCAGTTGAGCTTACTCCTGTAAGCTGACTTTGAGTCTTCCACTCTTTGGACCCTCCTGAAGTGGTGTATGAATACTCGGTGCCGTCTTCAGCGGTGACTTGATAGATGTAGGCTGGAGAGTATGCAGGTGTTACGTATTGCCACCGACCACACGGGTATGCAGGATACCACCACTGCGCCCTACGCGGAAACAGCCTGTTCTCAGGGCCTCCAGCTCTTCGGGCGACACTTCCACTGTGGTTTTGCCGATTTTCGATGTCTTTGATGATGTCGGCCGTACCGACGTCAGCATTCTCGATTTTCAGTTCACGCCATTGAAGTGACATGCAGCCCTGACATGTTAATCAGGTCGTTGCTCCCCCGTAAAGTCAGGTGGTGATTGCAGCAGCATCACTCGATTCACGATCCATCCTTCCGGCAGTTCCGGAATCTCGACTGTCCGCTCGTAGATCTTCGTAAACTTTTGCGGAACGTAATCCGCTCCTTGTGGATCGATGGTACAAACAAGGCCGAGTCTCACTTTCAATCGAGGTATTTCCTGGCACTTGACATATAGTCCTTAATCGTGCCTTTGCCTAGATAGGTGTTCCAATACTTCTTCCAATATGCCGCACGGCCCGATCTCGTAGTGGGTATAGCCCCCGGCTTGCTCAGATAGTTCAATCGGGCCATCAGGATTGCCAATTTATGGTCCCACTCCATTTCGTCGGCAGTGCGGTCCAGGAGATGCTTGTAGACAGTGTACGGCTGTGTATTTATGGCATATTTCCTCACCGTCTCGAATGTGGCGGGCTCCATCTGGAATAGACCCTTGGCTGGCCCGCCACCAAGCTGCGTAAGATAATACCCGAGCAGACTCTCGTGTGCGGCGGTTTCCATGAGTAGGTCGATGTGCTCCTGATCGCGGGGTAGACCCGCACCGGCTAGCACCCTTCGGATCAGCGACTCAAGCTGCCCTTTGTGAATCATGTCAGCCTCACACGTCGGCTTCTACACCACCACGACTGTTCTTCGGACAATAATAGTGCATCGCCTGACTTCAGGTGTGGCCGAAACACACGTTGATAAAAGACCTGCCCACAAACAGAGCACTTTTCGCATCGCCACCCATCTATTTCAGATACGATAACGACGCGCCCGTCGTAGTTGCTGCCGAATCTATTGTGCATCTCGACAGGGCACTCTCCCATCTTATCTGTCCTCCAAGTTGAAAGATGCGTAAAGCGGGGACTGTTCGGCCTTCCCATATCCCCATCGTCAGCCATACCCATTGTATAGTTCGCCGATACATCCTTGACTAGTAAACTGTAGAATTGCCGTCGGCATAAACTCCCTTGTCTTTGGGCTTGCGCGACAACCTCCTCAATCTGCTTTCGCTCAATTCGCGGTAGAAAGTGACTTGCCTGGCCAGAAACACACATCGTTCCTGCCATTCCGAGTTCACTTTCGACTTGCCTAGACGATAACCCAAATAGAACAGGAAGCAACACCAAACAATCGCCAACACATATGTCATCCCGCCCTCTCTGTCTGTTTGAGCCACCTTTCCCAGCATCTGTACTTGCAATCAGGCCGACACCACTCCGCGCACGCGCCCCAGTGTGTCCAAATGCATTTCCTACATTTCTGCTCAATCCAGTCTTTCCACCACTCAGGCATACCGACACCCACATACGACTGTGATTTACCCGCTATTCCTGGGTATGTCCCAGCGCTCCTTGAGCAGCATGCCCAGCAACAGCTCATTGAGACCCTGGATGCGCTTGTCGATGGCCTCTAATTTTCTGCATATCTGGTCCTGGCAGATATTGCGGTCTCGGTCATAGTCACTCTGCTTGACGAAGCACTCAGCCTTGGACTCCAACTTGGACATCCTTTCATTCATGATGTGCTGCGTAACTCTCATCGCGCCATACGAGCCACCCCAGCCCGCAACAGCGCCCAACAGCGCACCAAAAAACCCGATGTTGTCAAATATGAACTGTAGTGGCAATACATCATCTCCCAGACATCCCCAATTTCGGCCACCATTCTCCGAAAAGCTTCCGCCATTGGACCCTTGTGGATGTGATGCAGGCCACATCACACAAAAACCACCCACCGGAAGACGACTGATAAAAGTCTTGCCTGGTCAGCATCCGTTGCTTTCCGTCCAGCTTTGCTATCATTCTGTCCTCTTCACGCCGAAAATCCCTCGATCTGGTCATTTCTTCCGCCTTCTGAGCGGGCTGGCCTGGGCATTCGCTATGCGGATAGCCTTACCTTCATCCCCAGTCTTCTCAAGAACAGCATTGGCGACACGAGCCGCCTTATCGGCCTTGGATTGTGACAGGCCCTTGTTATGTCGGCTTTTGAAAGTTTTTCCAGTCCATGGCATAGCGGTTATCCTTGTAGCACAAATTCTGCGGAATTAGTGTTGACACACAGCCCAATATAGTGACATAATGCCTCATAAGGGTGAAGACATGAGAGCATATGCGTACACTAGAGTAAGCGGCCAATCCCAGATTGCGGGCGACGGCTTTGACAGACAGATCGAGGCTATTTTAACATATTGCGGCCAATCGTCGGTCGAAATCGTCGATATCTACCGGGAGGAAGCGGTGAGCGGGACAGCCGACATCGAAGACCGCCCGGCATTCATGTCCATGGTGGGGAAGATGCTCGACAACGGCGTAAAGACCGTGATTGTCGAGGGCTTGGACCGACTGGCCAGGGAATACCGCATCCAGGAGACCCTCTTGGTGTATTTGGCCAGCAAGGGGCTGACGCTGATTTCGGCCCGGACGGAAGAGAATGTTACCGAGGCCATGAGCGCGGACCCTATGAAGAGAGCGTTAATTCAGATCCAGGGCGTGTTCGCAGAGCTTGAGAAGGGGTTGTTGGTTAAGAAGCTGCGGCATGCCAGGGACAAGAAACGAGAAGAGAACGGGAAATGTGAAGGACGAAAAGGACTCCCAGAGAAAAACCCGGACCTGTGGGAGAAGATAAAGCGGATGCGGATGTCCGGGGCGTCCTATGGCCGACTGGCCGACAGGCTGAATGAAGAGGGCCTCTTGACCGTGACGGGCAGGCCATGGACCGAGAACAATGTCAGAATGCTGTTCAAGAGAAATGCTGACATTGTTTTTAGTTGACAGCAGACATCTGCCGTGGATATATTGCCTATGTCCTCAGCTCACTCACACCGCGGTCCCCCAACCCGCCTGAGCCCAGTATGCAGTAACGCGCATGCCGGGCTCTTTCTATTTCAAGGACAAACCCGATGAAGCAGCCTAAAGCCGACAGCTTCACACTGTTGTTTGAGGCTTGGGTAGAACACGAGCTGCGCAGCCTCTATCGCCAGTCCACTCTCAACTTCGAGGAGGCGGGCTGGAAATGGTATCTCGACCGCAACCTGGAGCGTATCGGCAGCAAGAACCCGTGGAGGCCTCTCTCTGCCGAACCGGCCAGTACAGGCACCATACGAGCGACATCCCCCAGGCCGTTTACCAGACTGGACGAATTCGGCGATGTATTCAGACGGCTTGACATTGAAATGCAGGCCATCATCATTGTCGGCCACTTCGGTATACCAGATGGGCTGTACTTGCTGCGCGACCTGCGCATTTTACACACGGAGGAATCATGGCAGGCCTTGACGACGTACTTCGAGCAATTGTCGCATGCACACCGGGAGCTTACCGAAATACTAGCCGCCTGCTGGCTCGCATTGAGGCTGGCATGGAGGCGCCGACGCCTCGGGATTGCCCGAAAACGTGCATCCTCAAAGACCAGCCGCTCATCAGCCGTGGTGAATTCGCCAAGTTCCTCGGGGTGAGCGTGGACTGCCTGATGATGCTGGATAAGTATTTCAACGTGCCACATGCCGTAATCGGAAACAGGTGGATGGGGACGACACACACCGTCATGGCCTGGCTGACACGGCTGGTGGAGGATGAGGTGAGATGTCAGTATTATGAAGGCAGAAACAAGGAAATATATGCCGACTATGAAAATGAGCCGGAAGATCCGGATGATGTGTACCCGCCGCCCAAGAAACCGCATGTGAGAGGGTTGTCTACGTATTTGAGGCTGAGGAGGGAGAGGAGGAAGCCGAAGCCGGACGCGACGGATGACATAGAGATGCCGAAAGTGAAGCCGAAAGGGAGTCCGAAGCGCAGGGCGAAATGACGTTATTTTCTCGCCAGCCCGCTCGCATTCGACTTCAAGGCGTTCACCAACTGTCTGATCTCCGGGTTGTTGGCTATGGCGTGCCGCCGCAGGGCCAATATCCTTCTGCCATAGGGCTGCTCCTCTGCGGCGTCGATAATCCTGCCCGTAGTGGGTGATTTGTACATGCCATACCCGTGGTATGCCTGAATAGCCTTTGACTCCGGGATAGATTGGCCGTAGACGGTTCGGCCGTACTTCAATTTGTCTCCAAGCGTGGACACGAACCGCGCCGCGTTGAACGCCGATGTGGCTGGCATCTGTTCCATGGAGTAGTTTACGCGTTCGGCGTCACCCCAAGCAGTATTTCTCGCCCTTCGCAGGTCTTCCCACTGAGGGCTGCCCCCGTAGCCCTTCTCGTCCATCTCCCGCATTTGGTCAGTATACTTGCTGGCCCTGTCTGATAGAAGTTTGCCCACTGTGGATCGAATAGGGTGTTGTTCCTCGGCCATGGCGCGCTGCATGGAGCGGTGGCGTGGGTTGTCGAAGAAACTTGATTGGGTGTCCCAGCATCCCCATCCAACCCCCTGCTTTTTACCGAGATTGTTTTCCTGCAAGCTGACGGCCAATGCGGTGTATGGGTCAACTCCCTGGCGAATAGCTTCGGCGGCTATGGAAGAGATGATGTCGCGGGAGTATGCACCGGAGAAGTTGGATTTGGCTGTGGCGAGTGGGCGTCTGTCTGAAATTTGGATGTCTCTCAGTTCATCTCTCATCCCCCATCTCTCATCGCCCATCTCTCATCGCCCAGCCCCATATCGTTCGCCGATGGCGGCAGCCGCCATCAGCATAACTATATATAAAGAAAGAAGAAAACGGGCACGCCAGCGGGCAGTGGGGTGGGCTTTCGATATCACTAGTGGGTCTGCTCACTAGTGAGTTTTCGCTAAAACTCAAAAAATCAGTCACTAGTGAGTTTCCACTCAATAATAAACAGATGGGACCCGCAACCGGGTGGCCCCCTGATGGGGGGTGTGGGGGCTACATTATGCATCCCCCAGGGGAGGTACGGCCCTGGGAACCGGCATCTATCCACCGGAGCGTGTCGACCCGGCGACTAGGCCGGGGAGACACATAATGGATGGAGTGCTGAGGCGCACACAATCTAAAGATTTCGTGCGGCTGTCCCCCGCCTGGGCGACGCGCCTGGCTGTCGAATCAGGACACAGGCTGTCGAATGTGGTGTGACAGGGTGCTGGCTGTCGAATCAGGACACAGTCAAACTATCTGTCCTATTTCCCTCTTTCCCCCTGTCCAGCGTGGGAGCTTATCACGCCGCCGGAAACATACTCCATAAATGTGTAGTGGCAATCTCAGGGTGGTCTACGCCGTAGCTGCACGCTGGAGCAGAGCCCACACGTTGGCGCCGTGGCTGTCGCACTGGGTGCGGTAGACGCTGCAGGTGAGCCTCCAGGGCAATTGGGGGCGAAGAAAAAAAACCCAACAGCGCATCAGCACACATAAATTTTCCAGTTGACGGAGTAATAGAGGGGTGATATAGGGTAATCACGCGGGGGGAACGCTGGATGGTCCAGCGCTCGACTGCCCGCAGGGGAAAGGGGGGACTGATGAAACCGTCTGAGTATCTGCGATGGCGGGCAGGGGCGCCTGCTCGTCATCAACAAAGGGTTGAACGAACAAAGGCGGCCGCGCTAGAGGCGGCCGGGGGGGACACCCCTCTTGCTATTATCCTCCTCTCCC